ATGCGTCACGCGCAGTTTTAAGATCCCAAACATTCTTCCCGTCATACCAATCGTACCGTGCTTTGAACGGGTGGTTATGCCAATAGAAACAGACAGTCAGCTCTACCTTATGTGTTCCATGTGGAACATATTCTTCGACTACCTTTCTGCGGTCCATGCACACGTCGTACATGTCTTGCTTGATCGGTGTGCGGTCACCTATCCCGGCCTTGAAGTCTTCGTACTCTTCTTTACCGGCTTTGGTCCTGCGGTCTACATTTGGTTCGATCACAAACTCTTCGTCAAACTTATCCAGCTCCAGAAACACACAGTGTTGTACCCGGCCTTCGATTAGGGCCGGTGTTTCCTTCATCGGTCCTTGGTGCTTCCAAGTGTAGGGACATTTAATTACAGAGGTGAGATCATGAGATCTGAACGCCTCAATCTCTGCATACTCTGGGTACGGTACGTTTTCGTAAACGCCTACTTTAAACTCCATCGCTCCTCCTTGGATCCTCACCGGCAGCTCGCTTGGTATACCAGCACGATTTTCCCAGATCTTCAGTATCCGTGGCGCCTTGTTTCTTGCCAGCACGCCATAAATATTTGAACGCATTGATCTTTGCATAGATCCGCACTTGGTCTTCGCCAAACGCGCTCACCATGGCATCAATACATTCGATGTCACCACTAAGGTAGTGACTAGGTGAATTGACTACTGAGTCAATCTTCTTCGGTCTGCCTCTCTTCGCCATTTTGTTCTTTCCTCTCTAATAGCTGACGGATGATTTCCAGTATCTCTTCGGCATCATCCTCGTCAAATTCGATTATTATTTTCTTACCCATAAGCATTGCTAGGAGACACGCACCCCCGATGTCCGGCCCGGAGATGGAACACCACACCAGCGAGTGCGGCCCCTATTCGCAAAATCATTTAAAAGGGTACGTCTTCTTCTTCGTCGGGTTCGTCGTCTTTCGCAAGATCCGCTAGACCACCAGACTCAGCAGCTGGTGCTGGTTTTGATCCGCCCTTTTCTTTAGCAGCTTTCAATTCAAGAGATTCTTCTATCATCTCTTTCATCCATCCCGGCATCTCTTCAAAGATGTCGCACATGGCTTTTGATTCTTTGCATGACTCGCCAGTAAACTCTTTGCTGTAGATGTCTAGATCAAACGCGACCTGATCGTTCTCAGTCTCAATTGACTTAACGCCACCATCTGGTTTGTAAACACCCTCGACAGCTGTGCCATCAGAGCCGTCTTGTTTTTGATAGCCAATCACTTCTAACTCACACGTCTTGCCAAGCAAGTTATCGATGTCAAAAGCTTTGAGCTGATCTGCTGTGAATGGCTTGCCACGCCATGATTTAAGATCGAGATGCAGGGTTGCATTCTCGTTTAATGATGCCGTGTACTTCTTGGAAATGCTAAAAGGTCTGTCGTCAGACATTTTTATTTCATCCCAGAACTCATCGCCATCCTCACCCATTTGCATATGGGACACTTCCCAATAAATGTAAACGAGCGCCCTTTTCTTTTCTGGTCCACCCTTGAAGCTTTCCATCCGACTGCCAGCGTCCACAATCTTGTAGCACGCTGCTTTGTAACGGCCCGGTTGCAAACTTTCGTAGTCGCCGCCGCCGCTTGATACTGTTAATCCCATTTTTGATCCTCCGGTAATTGATTACTTTTTATAAATGTGTATGATATTGTACACAAATGAATATATAGAGCAAGTAGGGATGTCACTAAAGATTAAGAAACCAAACCAAAAAAACTTCGAGAGGCCCTTTTCTGGGGATGTGCGAAGCGAGTTTCTTAATTTCTTATCTCAGAATGGTTTAGAACCGGATCCAAAGAAAGGATTAGTCGATGATGGCAGTGTAGGCAGAGCATACATTAATGTAGGCAACGCACGCAAATTGGTCGGGTGGTATCAGTTATGGACTGATCAAGCCGTACCTTTTGGTCGCATCGGTGATTACAGGATCTCAGCTACCGAGCCGGTAGCTATGTTTAAGCCAGAGCATCAGCAGAAGTATAAAATGACTGATGAGCAGAGAGAAGAAATTAAGGAGTTACAAAGACAAGCCGAAGTAAAGAAGGCTGAGAACTATAACAAGGCAGCGAAGCGTGCGCAGTCAGCATGGGAGCGCGGACTCCCGGTTGAGCGCCATCCTTATCTAGAGAAGAAGGAAGTCTTGGCTTACGGCCTGAAACAAAACGAGCAGGGCGCTCTCATGATACCTATGTACGACGCCCAGATGACCATTGTCGGAATCCAATATATAAGTGAAGACGGCAGCAAGAAATTTCTTACTGGTTCTAAAAAAAGCGGCAGCTTTTTCATACTAGGCAGTGAGATCCTCAAATCCAGTGACGTAGTTAACTACGCCGAAGGATATGCAACAGCGGCATCCTACTATGCTGACTTCAGTCAACCCGTCGTCGTTGCATTTGACGCATACAACTTATCGCCTGTCGCAGAGGTGATGTTCGAGTATTTCAATGACCGCATGCATAAATTCATCGCGGACAATGATCCAGAATCAAACACGGGTGAAAAGGAAGCCGTTAAAGCGTGTCAGGTGATACGTGGCAAGAACGGCCAAGCCGATGTCTGGATGCCTGAGACCAAGGGCGACTATAACGATCATAAGAACGCAACGAAGGCGCTGGAAGGTGAGCTGATGCCTACGTTGAAGAACATAGACATCCCGGTTGAGTATGACTTCAGCAAAAGCTCTACCGGCAGATACCTTAATACTAAAGAGAACATACAGGGCGTGCTTACCGTGCAGGGCATCCGGGTGGTGTACAACGTGATCAAGAAGGTCATGGAAATCGACATACCCAACATGACCTTTATCGATGACCTCAAAGAAGATGCCTCACTGATCGAGATTGAAAATCGCTGCATCAATATGGGCATACCGCACACCAAGGTATCGGACTATCTCAAGGTGCTGGCAAAAGAGTACAACCCAGTTAAAGAATGGATGGAATCACGGGCATGGGATGGCCGCAGTCGCATACAAGAGTTTCTGGATACCATCGGATCCCCAGAGAACGAAGCCCTCAAAGAGATGCTTATGAAGAAGTGGCTGATAAGCTGCTGCGCGGCAGCGTGTGAACCGAATGGAGTGGAACTCGAAGGCATCCTAGTGTTTCAGGGCGCCCAAGGATTAGGTAAGACGCTGTGGTTCAAGCGTCTTGCCAATTACGAGAGCGGTTGGCTCCTAGAAGGCGCCACACTAAACCCGTCTGACAAAGACAGCGTTAAGCGAGCTGTAAGCCACTGGATTGTGGAGCTAGGAGAGATAGAGTCTACCTTTAAGAAGAGTGATATTGACCAACTGAAAGCATTTGTGACGGCCAGAAGCGATGAATTGCGCCTACCGTATGACCGCGGCTTCTCGCGATACCAGAGACGCACAGCATTCTACGCTAGTGTGAATGCACGCGAATTCTTGACGGACACGTCAGGCAATCGAAGATTCTGGGTAATTCCAGTGCGTGCAATCAACTTCAATCACGGTATCGACATGCAACAGCTCTGGGCGGAAGTCAAAGAGACGATGTATGTACCGGGACAAAAGAATTGGTTCCTGTCTCCAGATGAACGGGAGATGTTGAACGACTCAAACGAGATCTACCGCACACAATCGAGTGTAGAAGACTTATTACTAGAACATGTGCGGTTCAGTAGCAAACAAACCGATGCAGTACAGATGACCAAGCTTCTCAGGGACTTAGGCATTGCAAATCCTAGGATGCCCGACTTCAAAGAAGCGTCACGGGTACTGCATGAACGTGGCATAGAGCCAAGGAGATCAAATGGAAAAAAAGTATACGACCTCGACTATGACAAACCAGATGAAGACGATATTGGAGGATACAAGAGCTATGGCGGTGGATATAACGACTGACGTTACCTTCCGCAAGGCCCTAGGCTACATGGCGCTGGGCCTCAGCTATGTTGCGGCTGCAATCGCGGTGATCCCGGTAGTTATATGGTTCGGGGCTGGACAGCTGGGCAGGAGGTTGATCGATGAATAGAAAAACAGCAAGAAGGACTAGGCAGGCCATGCTTAAGCGCTACGAGATCAGGAAGCAGCTGGAAGCTCAACAAAAGAAAGATGG